TCAGGCGCAGATCAGCCAGCTCATTGACGCCGCGCTAATACGCGAACGTGCCGGCCAGACACCGCGCGACTACCTGGGTGCCTCGCGCTTGGGCGTTTCCTGCGAGCGCGCACTGCAATACGAGTACACGCATACACCGGTGGACGCGGGCCGTGATTTCTCTGGCCGCTTGCTGCGTATCTTTGAGGTGGGCCACACGCTGGAAGACTTGGCTATCCGTTGGCTGCGCCTGGCGGGCTTTGATTTGTACACGCGCAAAGCTCAGGGCGGACAGTTTGGTTTCTCGGTGGCCGGTGGGCGCATCCGGGGCCACGTCGACGGCATCTTGAACACCGGTCCGGCCGATCTGGGCGTGCGCTACCCGGCGCTGTGGGAGTTCAAGACCATGAACGACAAGTCCTGGCGCGACACCGTCAAACACGGGGTGGCCAAGTCCAAGCCGGTCTATGCCGCCCAGGTCGCGGTGTACCAGGCCTACATGGAGGCCAGCATTCCGGGGATCTCGGCCCATCCGGCGCTTTTTACGGCCATCAACAAAGACACCCAGGAAATCTGGTTCGAGTTGTTGCCCTTTGATGGTGGGCTGGCACAGCGCATGTCCGACCGCGCCGTGCGCGTGATCAGCGCCACCAATGCAGAAGAGGTCTTGCCACGCGTGGCGACTACCCCCAGCCACTTTGAATGCAAGTTCTGCGCGTGGCAGGACCGCTGCTGGGCTACGCCATGACGGCCGACAACAGCGTCTGGCAGGACTACAACAACGCGCCAGAGCCAAGGCTGGCATCAGCGGCGGACACGCAGGCGCTGCGCGACGGGCTGCTGGAGCGGCTCGAATCGGTGTTGCTGTACCTGTTTCCCAGTGGCCGCCTGCGCGGCAACAAGTTCTATGTGGGCGACATTGATGGCGCACCGGGCAAGAGCCTGGTGGTGGCACTCGATGGTCCCCGGCGCGGGCTGTGGAAGGACTTCGCGGGTGACGAGGGCGGCGACCTGATCGCGGCCTGGGCCAAGTCCCGGGGCCTGTCAACGCAGCACGACTTTGCGCGCATCGCCGACGAGATCCGGCAGTGGCTCGGCTTTGCGCCACCGCTGGACGCTGGGGTCAGGCGCGACAGGCGAGAGGCCAACACGATGGCGGTGGATGAGCTGGGGCCCTACACCGCCAAGTGGGACTACGTCGGGCTGGACGGCGAGTTGATCGCCTGCGTCTACCGCTACGACCCCCCCACGGGCAAAGAGTTCAGGCCGTGGGATGTGCGCGCCCGTATGTGGCGGGCTCCCGATCCGCGCCCGCTGTACAACCTGCCAGCGGTGCACAGGGCCCGCATCATCGTCTTGGTCGAGGGTGAAAAGTGCGCCCAGGCGTTGATTGGTGCAGGTATCGTGGCCACCACCGCCATGAACGGGGCCAAAGCACCGGTGGACAAAACCGACTGGTCTGCGCTCAAAAACAAAGAGGTGCTGATCTGGCCGGACCGCGATGCGCCGGGCTGGGACTACGCTGAGAGCGCGGCCCGTGCCTGCGCAGCCGTGGGCTGCCAGTCGGTGGCGATCCTGGTGCCACCCGCGGACAAACCGCTCAAGTGGGACGCCGCCGACGCGGTGCTTGAAGGTTTTGATTGCGCCGCCTTCATCGCGCAGGCTGAGCGTCGGGTGGTCAAAGCGGCAGCACCCATGGTGCCGGCCTTCACGCTGGGTGCGTTGCTCGACGATGACTCGCCACTGCCCGAAGATTTGATTGAGCCGCGCGTGCTGACTCCGGGCGGCCTGCTGGTGTTTGGCGGTGCACCCAAGGTGGGTAAAAGTGACTTCCTGCTGGCCTGGCTCACCCACATGGCCGCTGGGGCCGCGTTTTTAGGGATGCGGCCGCCCCGCCCGCTGCGGGTGTTCTATTTGCAAGCCGAGGTGCAGTACCACTACCTGCGCGAGCGGGTCAAGGGCATCCGCCTCTCGCCAGAGCATCTGAAAATAGCACGCACCAACTTCATGGCCACGCCGCAGCTGCGCCTGATTCTGGACGACGACGGGCTGGCGCAGGTGATCCCAGCCATGGTGGCCGCCTTCAACGGCTTGAGCCCCGACATCCTCGTGATCGACCCGATTCGCAACGTGTTTGAAGGCGGTGACGCCGGTGGTGAAAACGACAACGGCGCCATGCTGTACTTCTTGTCACAGCGGGTGGAGCGCATCCGCCAGGCAGTGAACCCCGAGGCCGGCGTGATCCTGGCGCACCACACCAAAAAGCTGGGCAAGCGCCAGTTTGAGGAAGACCCGTTTCAGGCCTTGGCCGGTGCCGGCAGCCTGCGCGGCTATTACTCGTCGGGGATGCTGCTGTTTCGCCCCGATGAGGCGCAGTCCACGCGACACCTGATTTTTGAGTTGCGCAACGGCCCGGCCATTGAGACCAAGTTCGTCGACAAGATGGACGGCCAGTGGCACGCGGTCACGGTCCATGAGCGCCTGGTGTCCAAGGAATACGGTGAGCGGCTCGATGCCGAGCGCAGTCGCAAGCGCGATGCCATTGTGCAGATCCTGTTCGAGGAGGCGGCTCTGGGGCGCTGCTACACCGCCAACCAACTCGCCGAGGCCTTTGAGGGCAAGGCCGGTCTGGGCGGTGAACGCACGATTCGGGAGCGGGTCTCGGCCCTGGCCACGCAGGGCTTTATCAAGTTCTTTCGCAACAGCAAGGCCTACGGTTTGCCCTTGCTGGGACGCTCCAAGTTTGGCTACCTGTGCGTGGAGGGCATGGTCCTGAATATGCTCGCCGGCGAGCCCGACCCCGACACCGGCGAGCTGCCACAACGCGCCCTCAAAACACTGCCAACCCACTACAAATGCCCGCAATCCGGAGCCGCCATGCCGGTGGAAAACCCGGATGTGTGGGTGTATCAAGAAATTAGCCACAACCCGCAGGAGTACCCATGACCACGATTTACCTAGATAGAACCCGCACCAGTGCCGCGCTGCCATCCACCCGCATGGACCCGCATCAGTTCGCAACCGCCCTCAAAGGCGACCCGTTCGCACGGGCTGGCATGGGCTCGCAAGCGTCCGCTGGGACCCGCATCAGCTTGCAAAATCCAGTTGGCAAAAGCGTTGCCAACTGGACCCCATTTTTTGCCAACTGGATTCAGTTGGCAGAACCTTGCCAACTGAAAACCCAGTATCCATGCGGCTTAGCGGCCAGTTGGCAGTTGGCAACGAAAAATGAGCTTGCCAACTTGCCAACTGGCCGCAAACCCGCATGGATGCTAGATTCTTACCAAAAATCCAGTTGGAGAAAACTCCCCTCTCCCTACGGGAGAGGTAGACAACCCCGACTTAAGTCGGTCTGTCCACCTCTGGCTCAAATTCTGTTTGCTCAAAAGCAAAGAGGTGCGCGAGACCCACACATCCCAGCCGTACCCCAGACCCCCGTCAAAGGAGACCAGCACCATGGCTAAGCCCACCGTCTTGGCCCTGGACCTGGGCACCACCACTGGCTGGGCCCTGCGCTCCAAAGATGAGCACATCGCGCACGGCTTTGCCAGCTTCAAGCCCCAACGCTTTGAGGGCGGTGGCATGCGCTACCTGCGCTTTAAACGCTGGCTGTCTGAGCTCCAAGGCCTGACCGGTGACGTCCACCTCGTCTACTTCGAGGAGGTCCGGCGCCACCTCGGTGTTGACGCCGCCCATGTGTACGGCGGCTTGTTGGCCACGCTGACCAGCTGGTGCGAGCACCACCACATCGCGTACCAAGGGGTGCCGGTGGGCACCATCAAAAAGCACGCCACCGGCCAAGGCAACGCCAGCAAGGCCCAGGTCATGGCCGCCATGGGTGCCCACGGTCACCCGGTGAGTGACGACAACGAAGCCGACGCCCTGGCCCTGCTGCACTGGGCGCTGGCAACGCAGGAGAGCTGATGTGAAAACCCCACCCCCCTACTACGGCGCCACCCTGGGGCGTCTGCAACCCAGCAGCACCGACCTTGAGGCCGTCAAGGCCCAAGGCTGGCGGACCCAACGCATCCTGGTGATCGCCTGCGACGACCCGCGCCTGGACTGGCATGAGCGCCAGTGGGTGCAGCGCCTGGGCGAGCGGCTGTACGGACTGGCCAGCCAGCGAGGTGCGCCATGAGCGGCGTGCGACCGGTGTGGCAGACGCACGAGGTAGCGAGTCGCTTCATCGAGGCGGCGCAAACGGCCCGGCGTTTGCCGCCGGTGCGGGTGCAAGGCTACCTGACCTTGTGGCCGACCATCGTACGCAGCGCCTATGAGCGCTTGAGCAGCGAAGACGTGCCCACGCTGCACATCCCACCCAGCCCACGCGATGTCGAACGCATGCTCGAGGTCATGCGCTGGGTGCAGTGGCTCGAGGTGGAGCAGCGCCACCTGGTGTGGATGCGGGCCCAGCACTACGGCTGGCGTGAGATCGGCATCCGCTTTGCCTGTGCCAGCCGTACCGCCCAGCGGCACTGGCAGGTCGCTGTGTGCGTGGTGACCTGGCAGCTCAACGCCTAACTGACGCCGCCAGACGTCAGGGGTCGTGGCGCGTCCCTGGGCCCGCATGCGAACGTCTGACAACGCGCATGCCTTTTAGGCGTGTCGCATTTCGGGCAGATTTCGCTTACATTTTGTGTACGGTGGCGAAAGATGTGACGACATGGCAAGACCCAAGGGCGGCGAGAACGGCGAAGTCAGCGCAGAAGACCCAACGCCTGCGGGGTCGCCCTCTGCAAACCCTGCGCCGACGCCTGCTCAGTGCCCAGCCCTTGTGTGTGGCGTGCCAACGGGCAGGGCGCTTGAATCTCGCCAGTGAGCTCGACCACATCGTGGCCCTGGTCAACGGCGGCGGCAACGAGGATGAGAATTTGCAAGGCCTGTGCGCCTCGTGTCATGTGGACAAGACGGCGGTGGACCTGGGACAGCGCGTCAAACCTGTGATCGGTCTGGATGGTTGGCCCGTTGTTGATGCTTGATCAAGCTTTACCCCAAAAGTGGCCAGATTGTGCTTGGCTATTCAGCCAAACAGAGCGTTACTAGCGTCATCACCAACCACCCAGACCCTCCCATGACAATCGACCACAGCATGACACAACGAGCCCTGGACCAGCTGCTCGAACACATCGCCCGCCAGCACCTGTCAATCGAGACCCTGCAGACCCAACGCAGCGACCAGCTCGACTTCCACGATGTGAGCGTCTGGAGCATTAAGAGCGCCTTGCAAGCCGCGTTTGAAGCCGGCAAGCAGGCAAAGCGCACCGAAGCCGCCAAGACCCTGAAGGCCGCCAAGGCGCCAGGAGCCACCGCATGAGCGCCGACCTCAGCGCAACGCAAACCCAAGTGCTGCAGCACGCCGCCTTGCACACCGAGGGCCGCCTGCTCTGGTTTCCCGAGAATCTCAAAGGTGGCGCGAAAGCCAAAGTGCTGGGCAGCCTGAGCAAGCGCGACTTGATCACCTGCCAAGGCCCCGACTGGTTTATTGCCACGGCTGGCTACGCCGCTCTGGGCCTGCCCCGACGCGCCCCGGTGACGCTGGCAGCCCTTGATGCGGTGATTGCCAATGCCAATGCCAGCGCCAATGCCACTGCCAATGCCCAGGCAACAGCGAAATCAAGCCAGCGCACACCCAGCAAACAAGCCCAGGTGCTGGCCTTGCTGCAACGCGACGAGGGCGCGACCTTGCAGCAAATGTGCGCCCTGACCAATTGGCAAGCGCACACGATGCGCGGCGCCTTGGCTGGATCCTTTAAGAAAAAGCTCGGCTTGGTCATCACCTCCAGCAAGGACGCCGGTGGTGAACGCATCTACCGGTTGGCGCCGACGGGAGCACCCGCATGAGCACCATGACCATCACCATAGAGCGCACGCCCCGCACCGTTATGCGGGAGGGCCAGATGATTGAAGTTGAGGAACTCAGCATCCGCTTGCCGTTTGCCCGCAAGCCAGAAAACCTCAGTGCGCTGGGCGGCGAAGGACTGCACCGGGTGTGGGTGACCGAGACCCGGGTGCTGAGTCAGTCCGAGTTTGATGAGTTTGCCAACCTCTTGTTGAAGTCGCGCGACTGGCTGGCCGGCAAAGGTGGCGGCGCCGGCGATGCCTACTTCTGTACCGAAGTCTGCGCACCCGGCAGGCCTTATCTGTATGTCAATCCTGAGGGCGGCGACTATGGGCGGTATGTTGCGATGCTAGGTTAGATCAAGAAAACAAGGATTAGTGATTAATGGCTAGGTGCGCACCTTTTAGAATTCAAGCTCGTACCCCTTTGAGAAAGTCACATGAATAAATCCGAACTGATCGACGCCGTGGCGGCGCAAGCGGATCTCCCCAAAGCGGTCTGTGCGCGTGCTGTCACCGCACTGCTGGAGATCATCACGGCTGCGCTGGCTAAACAAGAAGAGGTGAGCTTGGTCGGCTTTGGGACTTTCAAAGTGACCCAGCGTGCAAGCCGGTTAGGGCGCAACCCACGAAGCGGTGCTGCACTCAACATCGCTGCCAGCAGCGTGCCCAAGTTCACCGCCGGACTGGCTTTGAAGTCAGCGGTGGAAGCTGGCGGGCGAGAGCCGAAGTGAGCCCGTTGAAGTCGGCAGTGTGTTCGAGTTGAAACCTCAGCAAACAAGACATCAGGGGTCAAGTGCATGACGGTCAACGTTAAGTTACCCACTGGCTTGGTGCATCAAGCCCAGAGCGCAGTCGAGGCGTCGCAGCGTTCGCTTCCTCAGCAAATTGAACACTGGTGCCGTATCGGCAAACAGGTAGAAGACAACCCCGATCTGCCCTTGTGCGTGATTCGTGACATCTTGGCCGCTGATCAGGCGCCATTGGCTGGTGAGTATCGTTTTAGCTGAAGCGTCAGGCAGCTAAGTGTGTTTAATTAGCCGATATAAGCTTAGTATTGACTGAGTAATGCAAATGCATTACTATGGTGACACTTTAACCCGGGGAGCCTTCCATGCCCGCAGTCCTTGAACTTGAATCGACCTTGACCGACCGCTACCAGACCACTGTGCCTGAGTCAGTGCGCCGTGCGTTGCACCTGCGCAAGCGTGACAAAATTCATTACAAAATTCAACCCGATGGTGCTGTTTTGATCAGTCGCTCGCAAGTTAGCGAAGACGCGGATCCAGTAGTCGGTGCCTTCCTCAACTTTTTGGCCCAAGATATGCAGGCTCATCCAGAGCGCCTGCAGACGATCAGTTCTGGCTTGGAGACGATGCTGCGCGGCTTGGTGCGTGACGTGGACATTGATCTGGATAGCCCGCTCTGCGCGGATGATGAATGAGCCCGGTGCACGCTCAACCTTGCGTTGTGCACGGTTGGACCTTGCTGGGTCATCCCCTGTTTATGGCGCAACTACAAAGCTTGGTCGCTCAGGTAGAGGTACTGCGTAAAAAAGACCCGCAAGGCTACGGTAAAAAGAATGCGGCAAAACGGCTCGCTGCCATTGTTAAATTGGCGTTTGAGGTCATTCCGCAAGATCCGCAGCTGCCCGAGTACCGCCAAGGCGCGACCTTGGGGCCGCAAAACAAACATTGGTTTCGGGCTAAGTTCTTTCAGCAATACCGATTGTTTTTTAGGTACCACCTGCCCAGCAAGATCATCATCTTTGCTTGGGTTAATGACGAAGACAGTAAACGGGCCTATGAGAGTTCAGACGATGCCTACCGTGTGTTTAGCAAAATGCTCAGCAGTGGCCATCCACCAAGTGACTGGCTGGCGCTGCTGCGTGAGGCCCAGGCTTTGCACCCCACGAGCTAACTGACTTACGCGCCTGCAACACTGGAACGCAAGCGACTCTTAAACCGGGGAGTGCGTGCTGAGCCAGTCTTTGAGTGCCGCGTCCACACGGGTTTGCCAGCCGTCACCGGTTGCCCGAAAGGCCTGCACGACATCGCTGGAGAGGCGGATGGTTGTTGATACTTTGGTGGGCATTTTTTGTGGACCACGTGGTCGCACGCCCAAGGTCTTTTGCAAAGCAAGCGGCAAGACCTCGCTGGCAGGTTTGAACCCCTGTATGTCGGCTGCTGTTAATACGCGGACTTCCCCGCTGTCGTCAATCAGTGCTGTGCTGGGTTTACGCTTAATTTGAATAGGCATGAGTCAGATTGTAGTAACAATTAAAGTTCGAAATATAAGTCAGCAAAACCAGTGAAACTCAAGTCACCCCGTTAGGCGCGCTCACCCCGCGCCTTTTTTACGTCAGCGCAGTTGAGCCTAACTAAAGCAGACAACGCGCACAACGCCGCCTACAGCCCCAGGGTGGGGGGGAGTCAAAGTCTGTGCTCTTTCACGGGTAACCGTGCGCTTTCCTTCGCTTTAACAAACTTACGGAATTTCGCCTGCACATGGCCACCAAACCTCAACGCCCAGGCAAGAACAGCATCCACCAGGTCGTCAAACTCGCCAGTGAACTGAGCGAACAAGTGGCCTTGCCCGAGGGCGTGAGCCTGCGCGATGACGCTGAAATGGTGATCTGGGGCCAGTTCACCCGCGCGCGTACGCGCGAGGGCTGGCGGGATTTCGATTTATTGATTGTGGCCAAGTCGGTGCGATTGGAGGCCGATATCCGCAAGTACCAAGGTTTGCTGGACCGCAGCGGGCCGATCATCGTCAACGAGCGAGGCACCAAAGTGCCCAACCCCTTCTTCGCCATCATCGACAACCTGCAACGCCAGCAACTCGCCCTGATCCGCAGCTTAAGCCTGAACCAACAAACCCAAGACCCCCGCACCCTCAATGGTCAAGGCCAGGAACAAGCCCGCCTGGGCCGGGCCTTGAACAGCTTTGATGACCTGATTGCCCGATGACTACACCCATGGATTCCACCCTGATGTCTTCCACCACCGTTACCGCCGAGTCACAGATCGACTACCTGCCGATCGAAGCCTTGATCCCCTACGCCCGCAACAGCCGCACGCACGAGCCCGCGCAGGTGGCGCAGATTGCGGCGAGCATCAAAGCGTTTGGTTTCACCAACCCAGTGCTGGTCGATGGCGAGGGCGGCATCATCGCCGGTCATGGCCGAGTCTTGGCGGCGCGCCAGTTGAACCTCAAAACCGTGCCTTGCATCCGCCTGAGTCACTTGACGGAAAACCAAACCCGCGCCTACGTGATTGCCGACAACCAGCTGGCCCTCAATGCTGGCTGGAACCAGGAGATGCTGCTGCTGGAAATCCAGGCCCTGCAAGCCGCTGAGTTCAACCTTGATCTGCTGGGCTTCACCCCGGCCGAGTTGGCCGCCCTGATGCCTGAGCTGGTGGCTCCAGGCTTGACCGATGAGGATGCGGTGCCCGAGGTGCGCATTGAGTCGGTCAGTCAGCTCGGCGATGTCTGGCTTTTAGGCGGGCACCGGGTGATGTGCGGGGACGCTACCTCGATTGAGCAGTTGGAGCAATTAACGGCCGGGGCCTTGGTCGACATGTGGCTGACCGACCCACCCTACAACGTGGCCTATGAGGGCGGTACCAAGGACAAACTCACGATTCAAAACGACGCCATGGGCAATGCCGACTTTCGCCAGTTCCTGCGTGATGCGTATGTCGGTGCCGATGCGGTGATGAAGTCCGGTGCTGTGTTCTACATCTGGCATGCCGACTCCGAGGGCTACAACTTTCGGGGCGCCGCCAGTGATGCGGGCTGGAAAGTACGCCAGTGCCTGATCTGGAAGAAGTCCTCCTTGGTGATGGGGCGCCAGGACTACCACTGGCAGCATGAGCCCTGCCTGTACGGCTGGAAAGACGGGGCCGCTCATCTATGGGCGACTGACCGCAAACAGACCACCATCCTGGAGTTCAACAAGCCCACGCGCAACGGCGAGCACCCGACCATGAAGCCGGTGGAGCTGTTTGAGTACCAGTTGCTCAACAACACCAAGGGCAGCGACATCGTGCTCGACAGCTTTGGCGGCTCGGGCACCACGGTGATTGCCGCCCACAAGCACGGTCGCCTGGCGCGGGTAATGGAGCTGGATCCCAAGTACTGCGATGTCATCATCCGGCGCTGGCAGGACTTCACAGGAGAAGCGGCTACGCTGGAGGCCAGTGGCATGACGTTTGCGGCGATTGAAGGGAACACCACCTTGGCCTGCGCCCCATGAAGGGCGTCTGCACCCGTTGGGCCGTTGTACACCGCCATGATGGCATGCCGGTGGAAGGGGGCTTGTACACCCATAAAAAAAAGGCCAACACACGACTGTTTAGCTGCGCCCAGCCCGAGAAGTTCGACGTGGTCGAGTTGGCGGTCCTACCGCTGGAGTTGGCGCACCGGCTGCTGGCGGCGTTGCCCCAGGTGGCGTCGGCCTGAACCGCTGAGAGTCGTCGCACGTGGCCACCCCAACAAACCGCGGCACACGGGTGATCCGCTTCATCGAGCATTACTGCCTGATCCCCAGTGGCGCCAAGGTCGGCCAGCCCATTGTGCTGGAGAAGTTTCAAAAGGACTTCATCCGCGCGGTCTACGCCAACCCCCATCCGGCAGGCACCCGGCGCGCTTATTTGTCGATTGGGCGCAAGAACGGTAAAACCGCCCTGATTGCCTGCCTGGTGTTGGTGCATCTAGTCGGGCCTGAGGCCAAGCGCAACGCCCAGATCATCAGCGGCGCCTTGTCGCGTGAACAAGCGGCCATCGTCTATGACCTGGCCAGCAAGATGGTGGCGCAGTCAGCGGCCTTGCGCGCCATCATCCGGGAGGTGCCTAGCAGCAAAAAACTCATTGGCATCCCCTTGAACACCGAGTACCGCGCCATCAGCGCGGAAGGCAAGACCGCCCACGGCCTGTCCCCGGTGCTGGCGATCCTCGATGAGCTCGGCCAGGTGCGCGGCCCCCAGTCTGACTTTGTCGACGCCATCACCACCTCCCAAGGCGCCCATGCCC